TAACGGATGAAGGTTTCAACAAATTACAAAACATCTGGCTATTTATTCCAGACTTGATTTACACTATCCGTGTAGCTCCTTTGTGGAAGTTTTTCAGAACTTTTTGGAAGTTCAAACATGCTCTTTGGAAATACCGCTCTTGGGATCATAGTGGTTTGCTCTACTTGATGGAGACAGCTGCACGGGATATGTCTGATTGCCACAAAAATCATGGTCACTTGATGAAAGCTCAAGACACTGCAAAAGAGCTTATTATCTGGGCAGAACTTCTTAACAGGATTCGTGAGGATTCATGGGCACAAGACAGACTTGACTTTGTAGAAACTGGTAAGAAGGGTTTGTTTGGTGGTTGGAAACATGTTCAAAAACCTAACACCCTGCCCAACTATAAACATCGTAAGACGTTCTATAAAATTGAGGCAAGTGTTCAAAAACAGCAGCTACAGTTAGCCGCAAAGATGTTTGAACGAAAGGTTAGGAGTTGGTGGGATTAATGAATATAAAGTACGCAATGATTCTTGCTGCACTTATGCTATATGGCTGTTCTTCCAAAGTAAACTTAAAAGAAGTCAGTTCTCAATGTAAAGAGCTTGATGGTAAATACTTCTTTGTAGTGGTGCCTAGTTTGCTTGGAAGCAGTGTTGGTGCAGGGTGCGTGGAGAAGTGATATGAAGCCTTACAACTCAAAAGCTCGTAAAAAGGGTGGTTGGCCCAGGTTTAATAGCGAGACAAAACGAGGTTATCCTGAAAGTAATACTTGGAATTCAATGCATGAAAGATGCAATAATTTTGAAAGGAAAGAGAATGTGAAGAATGCGGCGTATCTTAGAGAAAAAGCAATCGTTTGTGATGAATGGTTTGACTACCAATGTTTTGCTGAGTGGTGGCACTCTGTAGAATATAAGCAAGTTGGTTGGTGTCTTGATAAAGATATTCTAAGTAAAGGTAACAAACTGTATTCACCAGAAACTTGTTGTTTTGTTCCTCAAGAAGTAAATATTCTTTTTATTAACAACAGAATTAACCGGGGGAAGTACCCACTTGGCGTATATCAACACCCGGTTAATAAAAACTATGTTGCATCTCTCAGACAAGGTGATCGTAGTTTGAGTCAACATATTGGCTCTTATCCAACGGTTGAATTAGCCTTTGCTGCCTATAAAAATGCAAAAGAAATTTTTATTAGGAGTAAGGCTGTTCTCTGGAAAGCCCAATTAGATCCTAGGGTGTATGAAGCTATGATGGGATGGAAGATAGAAATAACTGATTAATCAACAGACAAAGAAAAAGCTCCCGACCGGAAGGAGGGGAGCTTAAAGTCTGAGGTAGGGAATGGCGTCCCTAAATTGGTCTTTCGACCTTATTATTTTTATTGTACTGTTCCAGTAATTGTCTGGTTATTCATGTTGTTTTGGATAACTTTTACACCGCTGGCTTTATTTGAGTTTAAAAGGTTTACTCTTTGTTCGAGTATATTTAATCTACCTTCTAGTTTATTGTAGTTGATATCTAATCTTTCATCAATCTTGTTAAGTCGATTCTCAACGTATGTGAAATTCTTATCAAGAAATACGGGTATTTCAGGCTGAGCTTGAGAAGATGTTTCTAAGGGTGGATTATTTGATTTTAAGATGGGAGAAGGATCTTTCTTGTATAAATCATACAATTCATCTATACGTGTAGTGAGAAACTTAGCCCTCTGTTCCCTATTAAGTTGATAGCGGTTTAGGTTATCCTGCACCATTCCTATCCTCTCATCATAGTGCTTTCTGTCTTCAGCGAGTTGTTCATCAATACGCTTTTGAAAGCTACTAAATGTGGAGTCTATCATTTGCTTTTTTGACATGGTAAAGACAACTACCAAGGCTAGGATTATTATAATTATTTGAGCTAGTACATTTAATACCTTTAACCACATTTAGGTAGCCTCTACTGCTTTTGGGCTATTTGTTTTTATCGTTTTGTTGAACAAGGCGAAGAATTAGATCCAGACGAGAGTACATCTCAGAAAACTTAGTCTCCATACTACGATTTAAACGCTCTTCCATCAACCGACCCGCATCTTGCGTCATAGTGGTTGTAGAGATTGTAAATACACGGTCTTCAAGTTTTTGAAAAGAAGAGTACTGCCAGCCTAGAAGAACAAACAATAGCCCAATCAAAGCGCTTTTAATAGTTTCAAAACTTTTATCTTTTGAGGCGTTTAGTTCAGAATTAGGCATCAAAGCGCCTCCATACGTTTAGCTGTGTTAGTCTTCCAAGTCTTAAGGGTTCTTAGTTTTTGATTGCACTTACCAAGATTACCAGTTTGCAAAGACCAAGCACTGGCCAGCAACAACTTGTCTTTTTCAGAATTCCCTGTCAAAGTAGGGGGAGGCGAAACCTGACACTCTTGTAGCATACTATCGCTAGGTAGGATAATAATACTTTTAACGTTACTGGTACAAGCTGTCATGAATAAGCATATCATAATAAGAAGAGTAAATTTCATTTCTTAATCTTCCTACACTGGTCACTATCAGGAACTGTTGAACAATAAGACTCAAACATAATATTGTTCAACTCTTTATTTACAGGAATGGTGACAGTGGTTGTTTCTGTTTTGGTAATAATTTTAGGCTGTTGAACTTTATCAATCAAAGCATCCTGTACTTTGGTGATTTTCTCGTTTACCTTAATAGCAGCTTTATCAGCAGACTCGTCAGCCTTTTTGGGGAGTTCTTTTGGCATAAGATAAGCCTGTCTTTGTGCTTCCATATCAGCCTGAAGACTGAGAATCTTGCCTTCTTTACTTTGAACCTGCGCCTGAAGTTCAATAATCCTTTTGCCTAAGTCTGAACTCTTATTAGCTTCTTTTTCAATAATCAGAAGAAGTACACACAAGGCCATCGCCGAAATTATCAAATACCAAATGTGCAAATTTCCCTCTACTGCCCAGTCCTCAAACTTTGTCCACCTTGATTTATAAGGTGTGTTATCTGTATCTTCCATAAAGAACTCTCTTTTATTTAGGACTAGACCCATAAATCTCAGATTGACCAATATCCCACTCACGTAATTTCTTAAGCCTAATAGAATACTCACTAATACATCCAGTGTTACTGACATACCCTTGAGCCAAGCTTGACAGTGTTTCACCAGCCTCAATTGCTTGGCAAGGTTCACTTAGAAGATTGCTTGGTATCTGGACATAAACTGGCTTTTGAATTACAGTAGGCTGCGTCGAGCAAGCGCTTAAGATCATCAGAGATAAAAATATCATCAGAGCTTTGATTGTTGAATTTAACATCTGAAGGGGTGCTCTTAGTGAGACGCTTTAGGGACGTGATTTGCTTGCTTAAGACACTAACCTCAGAACGAAGCTTTTCACGCTCTGTAGCGTCTTCTAAGGATGTCTGAGCGTTAAGAGCTACGGTAGCATTCAAACGTGCCTTATCAGCCTCTGATGTGGCTAATTGCTCGGTTAAAGTGCTATTCTGAGCCTGTAGTGAGCCTACTTCTTCAATCTTGTTGCTCAAGAGATAACCTGAAGCTAAAAGAGCTAGTACTAACCCTGCAATCAAGTAGTAGGTCCAAGAGATGTTTGAAAGGAAAGATATCATTCTCTTGGCTCTTCTGGAACCCACAACTTATGTTGTTTGATTAGTCGGAACACAGCAGCAGAGACGTTGAGTAGGAACATACTTACACCATACGCTGCAACAGACATGGTGGGTTCAAGGAGTGAGAAGAACGGTAAAATAACTTCAACCAGACTTAACAAAGCAGATGCAACCATAATCCAAAAGGAGTAGGTTCGGATCACTTTAGACCAATTGGGTACAATACTTAGTTTAGTAGGTGTAGGAGAGAGCGTTGAGGTTATATTGGCCTCAACAGATGTTTCTTTTGTGAGGGGTGTAATGGGCTCTTCAACCTTTACTGAATCGTTCATAAGCTTCTTTCATCTTGAGGTCATATTTATTAATATGGTAGTTTGAACCATTATACCCTTTAGCAAAGCTTGCCCAATCCTTACGAAACAATGCATTCTTAAGGTTAGGGTTTGCCTTGATAAATAAAACAAATAGGTCTAATTGACCTTGCTCAGTATAGGAAGTGTCTACCATCTCTTGAATAGATTTAAAACCGAGAAGCTGCCAATGAAAACCCATAATTTGAAACGCACCATAAGATGCACTTTCTAAAGCCGTTTTCTTATCAATAGCAATAGCTTGATTCAGTCTGCCCCACTCAGCAATACCACCCTTGTACCCACCGGGAGATGAATTCACAATATCAGGATGTTTAGCCATTAAATCTGCCGATTTGAATGGGGTAAAATCACGGAGACGTTTGAACATGATGTGGCGTTCAAAAAGAATCTTTGGTACACTATTACCACCAGCGTCTTTTATCAGGCCATCACCAGCACTCTCAACAGAAGCGACAGCCTTAATGGCTGCCTCCTCCACACCCAAGAGCTTTGCAGCTTTTGAATAATCTAACATTTAAACCTCCACGTGCTTCCACGTCTTTCTATTTCTAATGCTGGAAATAGTGGCCTTATTAACTAAATATTTACTAGCTAGTACACTCAAACCATCTTCAGATAGTAATATTTCTTTAACTATCTCATCAGTCAGTTTTGAGTTTCCGTTGGAGCTACCTCGACTAGCAAGTTCAGGATTCTTTCTTAGAGGGTGGTCGTTACCTGTATAATTCGGTGGAGGTGTACCACGACCTTTAGACATTTTATCGTCCATATTGTCTTTAGGGGTGCCTAAAGAAAGATGCTCAATATTACAACACTTAGGATTATCACAAGAGTGCATTACATAAATACCTTCCGGGATAGGCTTCTCTGTCAAAAGAACCCAAGCAAGGCGGTGAGCACGCATACCCACGAAAGATCTTCCAGCGGAGATGTTGCCATAGCCCCCGTTATTGACAGCCTTAGCAACCCACTCTAAACAACCATTAACCGGATTAAATAAAGTTTTTTCTCCAAGTCTACGAATAAGACTCGCTTTCCGTGTTGGATCCTGTATTGCTAAAAATTCTTTGCACATTTATAATTACCTCAGCTTAATTAATGAGGTACTATTTTATACTACATTAAGAGGGATGTCAAACCAATAGTAATCACACCAACAGAATCTTTATAAGCCTTAAGTTCTAGTCCCTCAAATGACTTGATAAGGGACAGTCCTTTTTCGGATATTTTCATAATTCATTTCCTGTGGATAAAGCACGTCCTTGTGCCTATTGGTTTTATGCGTATTCTTCAATGATTATAATACCAGCTGCACCAGCGCCACCAATTTGTCCAGCACTGTTTATCGTAGAAGCTGCACCACTACCACCGCTACCGTAGTTAGCACCTAAACGGCCTGGACCAGTAACATCCGGACCTTGAGCACCCTCGCCAAAGTATGATGCACCTCCTTTACCACCAACTTGTGTTGGAGAAAGGCCAGCCATTTGAAGGCCATACACACCACCACCTCCACGTTGTGATAGAAGGTTTGCTCCAGATGGCTGAGAGCTATTGTTTGTGCCGCCATATACACCAGCCCTTGTTGCAGAAGATGGTTGTGACTGGCCCCCAATACCGCCGGGCGCTGAAATTAGGCCTGTTACAGAGCTTGTCCCACCTGTTCCGGCAAAAGCCGACGAGTTAGCAGCACCACCAGCACCACCACCACCTACAATGACAGTCCTTTGTACAGGGTTAAAATACCCTTCACCATAGGCTCCTGCACCACCACCACCAGACGCAGACAAGGTGTCTGAATCAGTGGTGGCACTGCCGCCCCCACCACCACCAGCACCTTGCACCTTTACTCTCATGATTCGGCTATAAGGTAGTGGGGTGAATGTACCAGCACCTGTAATTCCTGGCGTACTACCATCTACAGAAACAAGCTGTGTGCTTCCACTTCTGGTATAAATGGTAGTACGTAGCAAAGCTCCTCTAGACGCATATAACATCCAGGCGCCTGTTGTATCGCTTACTGGATCTACGTTAGAATTAACTTTAAGAGCTTTGTAAATAAGACCATCACTGCCCTTGGTATAGCTCAGGTTTGCTTGATACTCTGTGGTAGCATCCCACACAGGAATACCATGCTGGTTTACATGGGCATTGAATCGATCTTGGCGATTATCAAGCCAGTTGAAATACTCACGGGGAGGAATAATAGCTTCCCACCCGTTTTGAACATAGTCGCTAGAGGGTGCTACAATATCACCCGTAGCTGCCCAAACATTATTAATATCACTAGGTTTGGAAATATTAGGCATTATAATATCCTTTCAAGTACATACTGACCATCACCTGCCGCCACAGAGGCATTCGATCCCCCACTTGAAACGGCCAACTTCAAGGATAATGTTCCTGCACTAGTCTTTTTAATTATTCCTGCCAAATTAGCTTGCCAGTTAGTACCAGCAACATGGGAATCATTTTGCACACCAAGACCTGTAGAGTTAAACATATAAAGAACATTTGCAGTTCCGGCTGTTTTTTCAACATAAAGTTTTGTAGTGCCAGCAGTTCCACCTTTAGTAACTTGACAGATAGAGTAAATTTTAAAAATAGAGCCTGCGGGGTAATCATCCAAACTGAACGTTGAAATGGTATTTACGCCCCCCGATGCAATAGCTACAGTAGCACTATTGGCATTCTCAGAGACTATCCCACCAAGGATGGCAGACGGGTTCAAATACTTATCAGCACCATTTATATAGGTTACCTGAAGTATCTCTTTACCATCACGCCCTGTTGCACGGTTATCGTAAACTCTCGTACCAACAATGCCATTAGTACCAGAAATAACTACACCAAAATCCCCAAACTCCATATCATTGTCATGTACGAAAGATTTATTGTTTTGTTGCAGCCTAATACCGGCAGTAGAAAAGGCGCTAGTGGCAACCATTGTAATATGATTACTATGAACTTTCCAGTTATTGCCTGTTTCAAGCGTAATACCAAGAAATGCTTCATCGACCTGATCAAACTGATAAATCAAGTTATCACTAATAAAACCTTGGTATGCGTACCTAGACCTGATACCACCAGCAGCACAGTTCAGGTGACATTCCGTGACACCCAGCCATGGGTTGATTGTACTATCGCCAGATACAGCGCGGCGGTCATCATCGATACCCCACTCACAAGCCACTGCCAAACACTTTATGTACCTTACACCCTCAAGAGTACCTTTGTTATAGTAGGCTGTGGCTGCATAGCGGCAATCACATGACTCATAGATTGCGTCAGTTGGTTCTAAGTTTGTACTGGAAGTGTAATAGTAACCATATTGGGTCCAAGGCCACCACATCGCAGGTGTTTTTGAGGTTGCTGCTGTATTACGTCTACCTACAACAAAGTTTTCTGAGAATATAGGTAAAGTAACTTCATCTGTAAGTACGCCAATCACCCAACCAAATTGAAAATAGTCGGTGCCGGATACCCTGTTTTTAGAGAAGTTTAAGAACCTTTTATTTCTGTCATAGATTCCGGTATACCCAACATAGCTTGCACTAAGGCCTGTACCGGTATTTAGAAGATTTGTAGAAACAAAGATACCTGCAAAGTTTGAGGCATAAGGACCATTTTGTTCAAAACGTACACCAAAGTCTACTTGCGCAGTGAACCGAATTTCACATACTGATTCACCGTCTCCAAAAATGGATTTGTCTTTATTCTTGACTAAAATCTTTTTGTTGGAAATGAAGACCCCACTTCCTCCCCATAAAACTTTGCTATTGCTGTTACATGCAAGTTGTATGGCAGCCCAATCAGTTTCATCAGATAAGGATGTTGCGTGTGGGTACACAGCTTGGGCTGCGGTTAGTGTAGAAAATCTTTCTGACAGTGGATGACTAGCACCGTCACCAATAGCGCCAAATTGCCTAAAATAAACAGCATCCGGAACCAAAGTTGCTTTGTAAAGAATAACTTCTGGACGTTGATTATTTATAGGAGATAGCCATGTATAATCAACATAACCTGTATCCCTAGCTTTTGGGACTTTTCCTGCTGCTGGATCAAATGTTGCTTGAGATTGAAGGCTGGTAACTTGATCTTTTAGCCAAGCTGTACGATTAGCAAGTTGAAGCCCTTGAACGTTCGCATGACCAGCGCTGGGTACGCCATTGTCAATAACTGGAGCACCACCAAGAGGTGGGGTAAGTTTCTCTAGTTGGAAAATCCCTGATTCATAAATAGGACTCTCAGTTAAGTTAGCCATAAACTTCCTTTAGTATAAAGTAATTTCGATGTTTGATTCATCAAATTTATCAGCGTATGTAGGCACTGGGTTATAATTGTAGGGGGTATTGTATGCCCATGAACCGTCATTACTGTAAGTAAATGACCAGCTTATCGGTGTATCCGTTCGTGTGTATTCTCCATACCTTATATTTACACCGATAGTCTTAGGAATAAGACCTGATGGATAACCAGCACTAGAATCTACATAAAGCAGAAGTCCTTTTTCAAAATCAGATAGAGGTCTATTAAACAAAACCATTATATTTGCAGAGGTAGTATCCTCAATCGCGATAACATTACTATCACCAAATATAAGATTTACACTTCTGATAAACTCTTCCGAAGTAGATGCGGTAGTGTTTTTAAGAATCTTTGCTCGTATAAAAAGTCTATAGGTTTCATCATCAAGCTCAATGTTTCCACCTAATGGCTCACCCAAAGAATAGAATATGCTGCCTACAGCGGGATTAGATAGCGTTCCCATTGAGCCTGCTTTTAGAGCACCCTCAAATCCAAAGAAATTATAAAGATCAGAATTTAATAGAACCCTATCTTGCCCAACAATTCTACCGATGATATTTAACTGTTCGCCTGTAGCCGTATCTAACGAACGAAGCTGCATAAGGTCTTTGAAGGTTTTCTGAATCTCAATTTGAGCAGTTAAAAGAAGTTGCAAATATTTATCAAAGATAACCTTATCTTTAAATTGCTCTGTTACTCTGGTCCGAGCAACCTCTAAATACTGCTCCTCAAAAAAAGGTGTGATAGCCATATTCTCACTCCTTAATTGATTAGAATATTTGCGCTTGAAATAGTAGCAATCTGGTCAAAATCAATGAGGATATTCGTCATTCCTGTTGGATTAGGGGACGTTCCTATTCTTAGACTATTAACAAAATGTTCAGGTACTGTATTGATTGGCGTATAGAGACGGCTGTAGACCACATCATCACCAATACCTTGATTGTCCTCAAAGAACTGAATAATAGCATTTCTGATATCATCATCACCTGAACCAGGATAAGTATCTTCTTTGGTCAAATTCAATGTGATATAAATAGGAACAGGTTCTGGACGTTTGAATGCAACATTGTGTGCAAAGCCTTGTGTATCATAAATTAGAACAGATGTATCACCAAAACTTCTGATACCTACAGGTTTGTTTTCCCATATTGCTTGAGCAATTTCTTCAGAAACACCACCTAGCACAATCGGCATAAAACTGTGGGCAGGAATTCCTTTGTCATCTGTTGCATTGGTATCATTTTCATAAACAACAACTTGTTCAACAGTAGATAAATCAATCAGGGCTGAATAGATACTATCTACTGTTGAGGCAGCCCGTTCAAATTTTGTTTCACGAAATCTTGTACGAAGCTCCTCATCAGTCTCCATATCGACACCGCCTGATGCAGGCAGCGGGTTGGTCACAGAATCAAAACCAAGTTGAGGAGTTAAAATATTTGTGATGGTATTAACTTCGGAGCTAACAGGCCCTGCATTAACAGACCTAACTTCTCCAACTTTTTGCGATTTGGTTTGACCAAGATTTGATGATGTAGTAATATTAACTGTACTAAAAGGGTCAACCCTTGAGATGGTCAGAATATTTCCATTGATGTTTGATGTAAAAGACGGGTGACTTAAGCTAATCACAGAAGAAAGCCCAGCAACAATATTTGTAGCAGTAGCGTTAGTTCCTGATGTATATGTAATAGTATTGGTTGTAGTATTGGTTTGATAGCTGATAGTATAGGCGGTGTTGTTAGAAACAACCAAAGGAGTAAAAGAACCTCCGCTTACACCTACAGAATTCAGTGTTACCGGTGCAATTAAAGTCCATTGAGAACTGCTTACAGAACTGCCTACTGTGGCTCCTAGAACAACCGTAGTACCCGTATCCCCTGTCAAGATAACTTGAGCCACAGCAAAGGTCTGTGCTTGCCTGATAATGCCGCCTAGGGCCACCAGATTATCTAAAGCAACACCTGTTGCAGTATTAGGATCAAACGCTGCATAGTTTTGTTGAGCTGCTTCCCAAAGATCAGTGATGCTAGGGCTTACAATTGCAATAAGACGACCTAAAGCGGAACTATCAGATACATCTACAACATCTCCTGGACTTACTTGATCTTGTAGGAGCGCTGTAGCTTCTGCTCTAAGGTCAGACAGGATTTCCGTCATTCTTTTTGTTGTAAAGCCTTGGTCAGAAATACCCGCCATTTTATTTCCTTTTAAGAGATTGGGTCAACTACGATTGGATTGGTAATACTTCCATCTACAACACGTACTTGAAATTCCAAAGAATATTGTCTGTTATTGAAAGTTGAATTAAAGCTTACAATCTCTTTAACACCAACCTCTTCAAGAATAGCCGTTTGCATAATAAGGTCGATAGCCGCTTTACCACGCTGCTTGATCCCAAGAATGCGTTGCCAATAAGGTACACCATAGGTTGTATCAATAAACCACTCACCTTGGAATGTACGAAGCTTAATGTAAAGTCTTTGCGCTACATTCTCTGTATAAGGTTGAGTGGTATCAGATTTAAGAAGGGGACCATTACGCCAGATCAGATCCCCTTTTGAGTCCAATTTGAAATCCATATAAAACCTTAATTTGATGGAGGGGGGGAAGTACCGTGGCGGTGGGTGCTGAAGACAACGCCGTTGAAGGTCTGCACACCAACACCTGTATAGTTACCAGTGTGGTTGATATTGCCTATCCAGAGTGTGTTAGCAACATCCACTGTCATAGTGGGGGAATTCAAATTAATTGATGTTGACGCATTAACCGTAGCATCTGAGCAATTGATTATGACAGGCTTATTAGAAGTGTTTACCTCTACACTACCATCAGCTTTTAGTCTGACCTCACTCTCAGCGCCACCAAGGTTGGCAAAAACTACGGTATCTTGTGTATTGTGAGCAAGAATATGCTTGCCAGGATTATTTACTGCAACACTTGGAGGCTGAATACCTGGAAAAAATATAGCATCGGACTTATCCATTTTTGCAGCATTGGCAGGGCTTGTTGGTCTACCATTACCAGACTTCCAAGTATCCATATTTCTCATGGAGAAAATAGCGGTCCCTGTATCGCCTACATTTATGGGGAACGTGAAGCCTGCTGTCTTTGATACTTGGAACGACACTGGAACACCTAAGATAACAGGCCTCTCTTGGACAGAGCCATCTTTAAACTTCTGATTCAAGCTTGGCTGTATATCCACCATCTGACCTTGTAAGCTATCTCTAATAGCTACTACAACACAAGGCATTGCTGTATAGACATTACCCATCTGGGATTCAAAAGCAGACATCATAGCATCTTGAATTACATCAACACTCATGATTGAACTACCTTTTGAATAACTGAAGCTTTGATTTCTGTATACCAGCCACTAGAACGCCAGCCGCCTGTGTGTCTTAGAGATTCAACTTTATACCAGCCAGTGATTAGTGTATCCTCAAGCTTGATAATGTCACCTGCCTTGATATCCGAGTTCAATAGAATCTTAAATTGAATACCAGGCTTTTTGGCTTTATCTTTCTTGGAACGTTTTCTATTACCACTTTCACGATAAGCGTTCTCGATCAATCCTGTGTAGGCTGAGATTACATAAGCTTCTTGAAACTTCTCACTGTTGCCACGATCATTATCGTGTACATACAGAGTTCCATCGTCAAGCTGCCAATTGCAATCATACTTGTCACACACCTCATCAAGCATGTCTTTAGGAGTGCCTGACAGGGGGTAGCCATAGATAATCTCATTGTTAAGATTAGTGCCGTTGTAAACGCCCCTATCTGCCCCGATAGCTTTAATCAGTCTATCCGTTACAGCCTTAACATTCTTACCAGGAGGAACAAGTTCAGACAATACTTGATGATTTAATTCAACATAACCATCACCAAGCTGTAATTGGGTAACAAGGTCTGTCCCACTTTTACGGGTTGTGATGTGATTAACTTGACCTGAAAACAATCTCTTGACACCCCCTGTGTCTTTATAGCCTGCTGAGAAAACAGCGGCTGGATAGTCTGTATCAAGAAGCTTTAGGTGTTCGGGTGCAAGATTGTAGATTTCAATAGCAGCAGAGTTCGTTCTTTTCTTATTATCCGTACTCTTACTAATATCAAATGTTACTTGAAGATCGTGGATTTCAAATGCTTCCGTTGTTTTAGAGTCCCCTATGATTAAAGAGTAAACCCTGTTTCTTTGAAATCCATCCATTGTTAATCCTCAGACCACAGATAAAATAAGTTGTAATACTGATCAATCTTATCAGGATAAACTTTATAAGGTTCACTAATAATATCAGCTTTCTCTTCCATCCAAAAAAATCCACTTAAATCTATAAGCGCATAATCTTTCAACATGGGGTAATTAGGCGTTAAAGCATGACCTAGGAGGATTGGTTCTTTATCTGCTGTAAAGAGCGAGAGAAAGTATAATTGACACCGTTCATTATATGTAAACTCTAGAATATAAGAGTTACCTTCTAAGGATATAGCGTAAGAGTAGAAAGCATCATCATATAAGGGAAGTGAGACATAATAATCAGTCATTAGTTAGCACGAGCCTCCCTTAGTGGGTCAGTATCTTTAGGTGAAGAATCAGATGATCCATCAACCTGTGGTGTACTATCAACTTTACCCTTGTCTGCTTTAGTAGCTGCTTTCTTTTTAAGACTGCTAACCACATCTTTAGGAATAACCGTTTTCTTCAACAACGCAAAGCTGACCTGCTCTAGCGTCATATCAAAATACAAACCATAACCGCCATCAGGAGTTTCTTTAAAAGATATATTTGTAACTACAAGGTTGTTGATAATTTTTCGCAAAGAAATGTTATCATATTCAAACAACCGTACCAGTTCAATATTTGGATCAAACTGGGAAGTCTTCTCGTTATATTTTACACCAGAGTTGAGGTTAACAAGCGACTCTCTAATATTTTCCATAAGATCATCACGAGCCACATCCATGGAAATATCTGGTGATGAATCAGGAAGAAACTGACCTATGCTGTCTGGTAAAAACTTTTGCAGTACACTCAAATCACTTGAATTAACAGAAACTGCTGTAGGTGGTTGCTGGCTGTTGTAAGGGGTGTATCCTAAACTATCTTGAACCAAATAAGTGTTGGTTGAGATATCAGCGCCTGATATCACTGCTGATAAAGTAATGGTAGGATTGCTTTTAATAAAGTGGTCAGTGACTGTTGACCCTAAAGCAATAGGATGTTTTGTTACCTGACCACGATCACTTCTTGTGTAGGCTGTGACAGCATCAAAAAAGATGAAGCCACCACCTTCCTCTGTATCATCACCCCAGCGAATAGCAAGAGACATATTGTAGATTCCTTACTCTTTGGTGGGAAAGTTAACTTGCACTTGTTCGAACATTGTACCAAGCTGGCTACTGAAAGCTTCAGCCATTGCTTGCGCTTGGCTTTCAAGATCAAGATTACCTAATGTGGCAGCATCAACATTAATTTCTATGTTAAACTCATTGTTCTGCGTGTTGTTTGTCTCAGAATTTTGAGCAGCAGCCATTGCAGCTTCTTTATTCCACTCTTCTTGCTCTTTAGGAGTCTTAGGAGCATACTCTGAAAGATCCTCGTAAGGGTTGATCCAATTAGGATTATCAAAAACACCTAAAGCACTCGTAGGAGTAAGTGCAGAATATTGATCTTTAAGGTTCAATACTTTGTCAAAAGAAAGCTTTGGAATAACACTTGTTTTAATAGCTTGCGGGTTGTCCCAATCCTCAGCAGCTTTCCAACTATCTTGAAGCTGGTTCTGCTGGTTGACAGGATCATAAGGATTATTACCCTGGGCCATGTCTCTGTCGTAACCTTCAGGATCTTTAAAGTAAGGAGAGTTGGGATTTCCGTAAACAGCTTCCCCCCTCTTTTGTGCTTTATCAATATTCAACCCTGTGTTACTAACAAAGCTTTTGAACGCAGCCCATGGTGTTGAAACGTCCGTGGACTCTTCAGTGGTTCCTTTTCCGTCTTTCCACTTCCTAAACTCTGCAAGGGTGTTTAGAATAGCAGCCATTTCACGGGTTGTAGCTTGCAGGGTTGGAAGAAAATCACCAAACAAGTCAGTAGGCTTTATCTGGCTAATCTGTTCCCAAAGAACTTTAACATCCGCCCAATCTTTCTTTAACTGCTCAGTTTTACCAACACCAAGCCAATCACCAACCAGACTGTCTTTACCTTCAAGAGCACGAATAAATGATTGTGGCCAAAGAGCTAAATCGTCAGCCCATTTTGTAGCGTTGTTGAATCCTTCTGAAAGGTATTCCACTAAGCTGTTGGATTCTGAAAGTCCAGCATTCAATGTACGAAAAATACGGGCAAAGCCTTCTTCAACACCTGCATTGGATGCGACTACAGCTAAATCGTTTACTGAGTTCTGATAGCGAGCTTGTTCAGCTTGAGAGGCAGTGGACGCTGAAGATAAAGCACCACCAGCATTAGCTCTGTCTGAAGCAGCAGCACCTGCATAAGTAAGAATCTCGCTAGTCACCTTACCTTTTTTCATGTCAGCTAATAAGGCTTGTATAGCTTCCTGACCTGTCTTACTTCCACCAATTTGTCTTTGATATGCTTGGGCAAAAAGTGCTGTACCACCAGGTAGTGCTTCCGCGATCTGGCCAGTTAATTCTTCTGCCTGCAACTTTCCTTTACCAGCTACCTGAGACAAAGCTCGAAACAATCTGTTCTGTGTAGTCTTATCAAGCTTGTTTACACGGGCAAGTTCAGCAAATCCTGTGAAAACCTTTTGGCTTTCTTGCAGACTTACTCCCGATCCTGTAAGACCTGACAAGAGCTTATTGTAATCACCAGATGCATCAAGGTAGTTAAAACCAATCCTATTTGATTGCTGTCTTAGGTATTGAAAAGAGTCTGCACCTTGTTCAGCAGTGCCGCCAGCTTGTTGTACTACAGCCTGTGACTGAAGCTGAGCACTCACTACTTGCTGGTTACGTTGGTTTAAAGCACCAAGGCCGTAACCACCCAAACCTAATGCAATGGCAGGCGCATACAGTCTTGAAAGACCTCCACCTATCATCCCACCACTTCTTGCAGAACGTCTTACAGACTCTCTTTCTGAATACGGTAAAGATCGACCCTCCGCCTTAACATTAGGTCGTAATGTAGTCACCTGAGAGGCTGTACGGGCTGCTGTACCCATCGCTGTGATCATAGCAGCGTTTAGGTGTGTTTGATCAATGTTAAACCTTGACACCTGAAAAACTGCACGAGTGCTTGCAATATCTAGAGCATTACCCAGTGCGATGTTAAGCTTTTTTTGATCAACGTCAAAGTTTGAAACTTGCAAGACAATAGGTCTATTAGCCGAACTGAGCTTTCTAAGCTTTGCTTCTATTTGATCAATAACAGAGTCAACCTTGCGGACACTCTTAGCATCAACACCGAAGCCGATACTGGCAAAATAATTGGCAATTTGCAAGGGAGTGTCCTTTTATTTAGATTTCTTTTTAGAACGTTCTTTAGCTTGATTTGCAAACTCATCATAAACATCAAGCCTTTCAATTATGTCATATAATTGCTTCGTGCTATATTTTGTATCCATATCAGCAGCCAGCTGCTGACCGCCTTTTTCATGCATTGCAATTCTGTAGATTAGCCAACTTTGAGAGAAGTTCTCGTCAATGCTCTTCTCAATAGATGTTCTTCCTACCGACTCAGACTGGCTTCTTACTCTTCTGAACCGGCTTCCTGAAAAACTTCAGCAAAGTTATAGTTAAGAATTGCATTGTAAACATTCATCAAGTGACCATATTTACGAGCAAAAAGGATATCAAACTTCTTCTCATCAATCACCATATTATCTTTGGTAGCCCATTGACAAATGGTCTGCTTCATTAGAGCTAGATCACTTTTACCAGAATCAATAGCTGCCTGATTCTTTTCCATGAACATCAGGCCTTTGGTTGCAGGCATTGCTGTAATCAAATATTCTTCACCATCAACGGTGACAATTTCTTGCGGGGTAGAGATTAAATTTGCCATTTATTTTCTCAGAAATTAACTAGTTAAACAATCCTTTAACAAAACTTGTAGCTTCGTTCAAGGCACCATCAAAGATGGATGTAGAAGGTCTGCTGTTACCAGCCATTGAGAATGAATCAGTAGTCTGACAGAATATCTCCCAAGCTCTGTATTCAAACTGACCTGAAAAAACTACACTTGGAAATCCTGTAATGTATGCCTCATTAGATGAGAATACGCTTTTACCAGACTTGTCTTTAAGTGTAATGGTAAGTCTTCCCGTATCCTGAATTGAATCTTCAGTATGTATAGCAGAAAGAACTTCATTACTTTGACTGGTCATAAGGATTGGTACAATCAAACTTGCAGAGCTATCGCGAGAGTTTACGCGAGTATGCTTACCTCGAATACCACGAACAGTTGCATACGTTTTGATTGTCCGTCTAATGCTTATACTTTGCCAGCCACTAATCTGATAGCCACCAACAATCAAGGTGACATCACTTGGGCTATAGGTATTCACTGTAAAGGTATTAGACATTAAATAATACCTTCTAGAATAGGTAGAGAGGATGTTGCAATATTCACCAAGTCTCTGAGGATAGATGAAGCATCACCGTTACCACCAATGTTGATAACAGCTTGTGATGATCGAAGCACCCAAGTCTTAGGCTCAAAATTATTACTTTTGATTAAAGAGGATGGAGTTTCAATCCATGTTGTAGAAGAGAAGAACAAATCGCTGCCACTGCCGTCTTTAATGAATAGGGCAAACTTCCCTCTTTGAGTAATCTCATCGAATTGCCAAAGCTTTGTAAGAAAATCATTTGAATCACTACCACCATAAAGTGTAATGGTGATTGTATAAGTTTGGTCATTATTATAAAGCCTTGCTACAGTACCATCAGGGGTTCTGGTTGCTGTAAATGGCAAGATATCCTTGGTGACTGTAATAAATGTATCTGTTACAAATCCATTTAAAGGGAACCCTGCCACCACAACATTAACTGATTCAGGAATATAATTTGCTAATTCCATACATATTCCTCAAATTAAAGGGGAAGAAAATCCTCCCCTATTCAGTCTTACTGAGCACCCAACTGCCAACGAGCAGGTACTTCAGCATCAAGAGCAGCCATGGCAGCAACTTCAGCAGGGTCGAAGTAGGTATTACTGCCAATATTAGCACTAAGGCTAATTGCTTGGATCATCCAATCACGGGTTTCAGTGGTGTTTGAAAAAGTAGTATCTGGGTTGGTTGCTACAAATGCAGCACGGCTAGACCAAACACCTGTACCAGACAAATCTTTAATTGTGATGGCAAAAACCCATTCATCACGATCATCTTCTTCATCCGCCCGTTGAAGGGCTTGGAGTACAGCGTTGGATGGGCTGAACTGATGTAGCGTAATTGTAATAGTTGACGCTTTATTGCGACGTTTAACCCGTCCTGCGGAAAGGTCACTCCCAACATAAAGTTCAGAAGCGGGAGTTAGACGAGAAATGTTTAAAAATGTCCCATCGGCATAGCCTTGAATAGTGTGAACAAAATCACCCTTACTCAAGACAATAACCATGCTTTCAGGACTGTAACTGCCAAGAAGGCTATCGCCAGCTGCCATAATTTGTATACCTTATTTTAATTATGGGATCACTCCCTTTACTGTTTTATTTGGACGAGAGTTATAAATTTCTTCATAGCAGTCATCATAAGCACTCAGAGCTTCTTGTAAACTTTTGAATGTTTTATCAAAAACTTTAACTTTATTGTGATAAAACACAGATCTGAAATTCCCGTTTTCCCGCTGGTTTACACCAAAGTTAATACCTTTTTGTTTAGTCCGTGGTTTTGAGCCGACAAATTTAAGCTCTTGTTCCACATCCCCAACTCTGACTCTGTGTTGAATATCTTCAAGCTTCCTACCTGTCTTGTCTGAAGCTGTTAGACTGGAATCGAACCAAAATCCAAACACATAAACAGGGTTAAAATATTTAATTTTTCCCGAGGGTATAAAAACTTCGCCTAATGTATTATCTTTTATACGTTTATAAAATGTTTTTACATTCATGCGCAGCAGTGGTAAAGCGAACCTTACAGCAGGGAACCAAAATCCAGATATATAAGTAGGGGTGTCATGTTTAGATACTCTTGTAGCACCTAGGTTCTTACTTGTATTATTAGCGTAGTAGTTATTCAGGGCCTTAGAGATATTAGCTCTAGATTCTTGGCTATGAACGATAAAGTTTTCATTGGGGTGTTTATCCATTAGATTATAGCCATTCTTCACAGAATCATAAAGGTGAATAGCCTTTGGTTCTAAATCAAGGATATACTGCTCTTCTCCAAGGCAGAGAATTTCCATTCGAAAGTTTTCTTTTCCGTATTTAGATATAGCACGACGCAACTTTGTGCAAGAAGAGCTTTTTGACATATGCTCTTTAAATCTAAGTTTAGGTCGAGAAGTAACACCTACGTAAACTTTGTCATTCTTGCTATTAACTATTTTATAAAGATAAAACATTTTACAAACCCCTTTTTAAGTTAGGCAATGATTCTAACACAAAGGGGTTTGCTATACAACTATTATTCCGTCCTACACACTCAAAAACCCGTTGATGATTACGCGTCTTACGGAGCCTGCCAACCGCACACGGAATTGGAAAACACCAGCAGTTCGGGCTGCCCTTAGAGTGACGGGTACGTCCAAAATATCCGGGACCACAACGCTCCATCCCCGATCAATCAGACCATTAGCCTGTGCTTGTGAAAGGACGCTGCGGATTTCATTCTCAATAATAACAAGACCTTGATTGGTCATTGGAACTTTAAGAGTATTAATTAGGCGGAAATAAATTTGCTCTTGCAGGCGGGCATAAAGCCAGTCCTCCCCAATCACTTGGTCAATCGGCGTACCATCAAACATGTTACCATCTTGGAACACATTCACACCACCAACAGAAGTGTACATGTTCATGTCTTTAGCACGAAGATTCACACGAGCGGTGTCGTTGACCTTACCTACAGTTACCCCAGATGCACGCTTGAAGTCCCAGTCATTTGAGCCTGGAGTGTAAGCAAGCTGGCTACCAATCCATGCAGCTTCAGGATATTCAGTGTCAGCAGTTGGAAGATACACACCAAAAGTACGACCGGCAGACTTAGCACTCAGCACAGCAGCTACATCGGTAGTACCAGTGGTGATTACAGCAGGATCTTGTGAAGAAGTGCCATAAATCTTACGCAGGGCACCGATAGCATCGCTCAGAGCCACTACGTCAGCTTGTGTGTGGGTTTCAGCAGTCAGGGCATACCAAGTATCATTGTCTTCACGAACAGCGTCTAAAGCATCAGCCCAAGCCTCTGTGGAAGCTGCATCAACCTTGGTCAGATTAGCTGAAGTATTTACACTCCAAGCTGCCAGAGGATTGGTTGAGCCTACAGTGAAGGTGCCTACAGCATCAGTAATAGTCACACCATCAACAGTGCCAATAGATGCAATCAAACCATCTACGATTTCTTCAGCAGTGGCTGAGGCATCAGATGTGTAGGAATGAGCCACACCATTTACAGTGACGGTGTAGGTGGTGTTATTTGAAACAGTTGGAGTAATGGTAGCAGATGCCACTTGACGACGACCAACTACAATGCTTGGAGGAACAGCACCAACAGTTGATTGACCAAACAGCTTTTGAGCCATGACGTAAACACTATCACTTGAATCAAAATCAGATGCAACAGCATCCATATCAGTGTAGGTGCGAGTACGTTCAGAGAAGTTAGTAAATGCTGCAAGAATCAAGGGGATCTGGAACGAGGCAACTGCTACGGCAGTTGATTCCCGCGTCAAAGTGATTTGTACAATTGAGTCGATTTCTGCCATTTTTCAGGTCTCTTTTATATAAGTGTAGGTATAGTTAACTGGATCTTTCTTGCGGGTGTATCTTCCTCTCAAAGCAATCTCAGAAATTCCTAAGGAATCTGAAGCTTCTTTAAGACTTTTATACACGCTACCGTGTACTAGATACCTTCGAACAACAGAAAAGTTTTGAATTGCAAGGCTTTCTTCAAACCTACGCATTTTTATATCTTTTCTCAAGCTTTCCATATGAATATTATATAGCGAACAAGCTTTAGATATACTAGGAAACCAAAAACCCCTGTAGTAACAAGGTTCATCAAGAAGTTTGTTTTTATAAAGACCTTCATAGGAATTCAAAACTAAATTTGAGAGGGTTTTGTTTTTCTCTCTATATCTGTATTTACTTAATGTCCAATTTAAAGAAGTAAGCGCAACCCTTTTATTAGGGAACCAAAAGCCTGCTACAAACTTAGGATTATCATCTTTCCTGTATTTAACTTTAGATCTAACTGGCCTAGTACCACCAATACCGCCTTCTGCTAAATTATAACCATAGCCTGAAACAGCATTACTTTCATAAGCTTGGATTGCTTTTATTTCTAGATCAGCAATGTAGTCTTTAGGGCCTACACATAAAATATCAAAAGAGAAGTTTTCCTTTCCATATTTTTTCACGGCCCTACAAACTAAACTGCTTGTGGTAGTCTTAGTTAAGTGCTGTCTTTTTCTTAACGTACAGTCTTTTGTCATCCCAATATAAAGCTTGCCGTTCACTTTATTTGTTATCTTATAGAGATAGTGTATTTCTTCCATATACTACCTCTGTTAGAAATTTGGAATAGGGCCTTCCGGCACTCTAAAGGTGTTATCTGCTGCAACGTTCTCCACCACAACGGCTTCGATCAGATCAACAGAGTCTCTTGTCAAACCTGTATACGAGAATGTGACATCAATATTATGATATTCAACCCACTTCGTATCACGTTTTTGTGGTGCTCTTCGTATTTGACTCTTTCGCATCACGCCAAGCTTGTTTCTTGAAAGGTCTTCAAATACTTTAAAATTGTTGTTAATTCTTTGGGAAAAACTTTGACTCATCTCACCACTAAGACTTCCAACAAAACTTACTTGAACAAACACCTCATATGGAACTTGTATGCTCAATGTTTGTTCTGTTTCTTTAGTCAGTGTTGATGTGCTGTGATGGCCTTGCTGTTCAATACTTAAGATGTTTATTACGGCGTAGCTTTCAGCAGGTTCTGTACCATTGCCGTGACTAAAAATCACTTGAGGTTTTGTGTACTCGGACAAAGCTGTTAAACAGACTTTGCGGATAGCTGTTCTTACATCAGAATAAAGACTCAATTAAACATCCCCTCTTTTGGCTACTTTATAATCAATAGACTCATAAAGAAGTCCTGTGTTAATAAGAGGATTGTTGAATCCTTTTTCATCTACTGTAAAAGGTGCGTTTGGTGGTGTATCCCACTTCTCCACAGCCTCTTTCAAATCACTTTGAGCTACCCTACCAAGACTTTCGTACTCTTGTTTAAAGGTGCTTTTTCCTTGGGCAATACGTTGCATACTTTCAATAAAGTAGCTGTCGTATAAACCTTTTTTGATAGGGGCCATAAAGCCTACACGTATGGCTGGGCGAGTTGGGATGTTCTGGGAGGGAACCCCTTCCTCTTGCCACTGCCAGACCTGAGCTACTGAAAGATTATCGTTATCAGGACCATAATTTACAGGGTTTACAATACCAACCTGAAGCTCTGTAGAAGACCCTTTGAGTAATTCCTTTCTCAAGTTATTCCAAACACTCTTATCAACATGAAGCTTAAAAGACATGATAAGATTCCTTAGTTTGGGGTTAACTCTATGCGGGCACACTTCGCTTCGCGATGATCGACTACACCCATTCGATAATTTTGTACCTTCATCACTTCGTACAAATCACCATCCCACTCAAATCTATCTGCTCCATGTCCTTGAGCACCTTCTTTCTTCTGTCTGATAAGACTGGATGTAAATAGCCAAACCCAGCTTCGTGTTCTATCTGATTCAGGAAGAATGCTAACTTGGTAATCTGAGAAAGGGTGGATATTAGCTTGGATAATTACTTGCCGTTCCGCACCCTCTACCCAATCCCCATCCACAAACTCTCCTTCAGAATGACGAAGAATTGCAACAGGGACTTTCTTTACAAGAGAAAACTGAGCTATGGTCATAACCACTGACCCCTATTGAATCCACCGTCAACATAGAAATCGTAAGATTCATTATTCCAGAGAAAATGGTCATAAGGACAATTACTAATCCTTGGAAGGCACAACCTAACAACATTTGGGTTGCTGTTGTTTACCAGCATATCACGCCTTGAAATGCCTCCAGCATATGGCATACCCACATAAAGGGATGTCTCGCCCTTATCAATTAGATCATCAAGAGCGGCTGCATATAGAGTTGCAAAGTCACTCCAAACTTCGTAGTGACCTGCTTTTTCTCTAGTGGGGGTTTTAGCAATCTGGAACTTAATGACTTTTGCAGCAGCAATAGCCGCTAGCATTTCGTCACCATCATATTTATCTATAAAATATTGGTAAGTGTTGTCATCAAGTATCTCAAAGTCTGAGAATACATCACCCACTAAAAGACGAACTCTGTCAATTGCATTTGTTGCGGGATTATTTGTGTAACTCAAGGCTTAACTCCTTATGTAAAATAAGGCAGCAACGCCTTCATTATTCTTGAAGAGCTTTAAGAAGGCTATTAAAAGCTTCTGCTACTTCTTTGACTGTGAGCTTACCATCAGTATCCAATGGCTCAATCTTGCTAAAATCCTTAGACTCACCACTCATAGTGTTAACATGAGTAACAAGCTTTTCAATCATCTGACGCTGACCTGCACGAAGATCATCTTGTGTAAATTCAAAACTCATACATTACCTCTTATTCTGAATAAGAGGGGCTCTTACACCCCTCTATATGATCAAGACTTACGGAGTGTAAGGCTGAACTGGAACAGTACCACTTGGCAGGTAAGCAACAACGATTTCCTGCGGACGAGAGACGAAGTTCAAGAGGTTAGTCTCGGTTTCGACTTCAATGATTTCATCTTTAGGATCACGGAATTCCCACGCATATGAAGCTTGAGCAACGTTATTAACAGTGCTAAACTTGTTAGGAGTTGCGTAGTAGGTGGTGAAAAGATCATCTACACCTAGTGGCAGGAAGTATGCCTGACCTTCTGGAATAAATGTGGTGCCAGCTTGAGGACGAACTTCGTAAAAAGTAACGCCTTGGTATTCAAAGTTACGGTACAGAACACCTTCAGCACCTGGAACCAGACCACCAACTTGACGATTCAGCAGCAGGTTAGAAGTGCCACCAGCCAGCTGAGCTTTCAGAATGTCGGTGATATAAGCGTTGTTGATCAGTGCTTGGAAGTAGCTTGGGGAGCACAGAGCAATGAAACGATTTACAATTTCACCAGACTGAAGGTTGTCTTGCAGACCAGCAACAACATTGTTGATCATCGCATCAGGAGTAGTGGAGGTAGTCAGATCAGTTGAAATCTGAGTACGCTGTACTTGGAACTCTTGATAGAAATTCTGAGCTACAGTGCCACGAGGGGCATATACACTACCTGTGGTGATGAGGTTAAAACGAGACACTTCACGAACCCATGCGTGAGCTTTACGGGCTTTTGCAAGTTTACGGGCTCGTACTGCCTCGATGGTTTCCAGATCATTACCTTGGTAAATCTGTGCCCAAGCAGCAATACCTTCTACATCTTGTGGGGTGATGGCATAGGATGCTGGGAAGTGAGGAACGTCAATACGCATGTAGCGCTTTTGATCAGGAGTCAGGGTTTGTGATTTCTCACCCCAGTTGTAATCTTGAAGAGCACCACTCAACACTTCGTTATACACAGGAACCAGGGCATGTTTCTGGGTCAGGTATACATCTTCGAACAGACCCAGCTGGTCCATTAGGAAGTAACGGTTAGGAATGATGTTAATAGGGTTTGTGATTTCAATACGGCGGTTAGCGTTAGCCGGATCAAAAGCAAGGGCTTTGCTTAGGAATTGCTCAGACATTGTTATTTTCCTTTAGATTAATATTAAACAGCTACCAGAACATCAATACCTTGGGCATTGAGTTGGGTAGTTACGGCAGCCATCTGAGCAGTAGAAATACCGTTCACAGATTTGAGCAGGAAGTCACTAACTTGAGCAGGACCACGATACATAACCAGACCCAAAGCGTTAGCAGTGAGGGTGAAGGTTTCACGAACATCGTAGTGATCACCCAGAACAATGGCAAGCATTGAACCGGCAGGAATAGCAGCACCAGCAACATACTTGGCGAAAGTTGCGCCCAGACCAGTACCAACAACCAGAGTACCCAGAGGGTAGGTGCCAGCAGGAAGGGTTACTTCTTCACGGCAATAGCCATCAGCGGGTGAGAATTCACGTACAACCAGATCGCCAAGGGTGCGAATATTAAAATTTACTAGAGGCATTATTTAGCTTCCTTTTGTTGGAATTTTTCTTTGTAGGATTTGGTAAGAGCAGCAACACCGTCTTCTTCAACAATGGTGACAGTTTCACCAGAAACACCGTTTTCTTTGAAAAGGTCACTTTCAGCAGCAACTTTCTTTTCTTTAGCTAGTGCTTTAGCAACAACTTCAAAAGCTTCGGTGGGCAATGCCTCTGTAGATTTGTAGAGAGCATCTACTTCTTCATCGGAATGACCAGCATCTTTAAGCAGTGCCTTACGGCCTTTCTCAACAGATTCTTTTTCTTTAGCTTCCAAGCCTTTTACCACTTCTAGAGCAGCATCAAGTTCGGCTTGTTTAGCTACTAGTTCTTGTTCTTTAGCCTCTACAGCTTTGGTAACAGCATCTTCAACTGCCTTGGCAATCTCCAACTCCATTACACTTTTTGCAACCATTTCTTCAGACATAATGTCCTCTTTTGTATTATTATCGGAGAGGGAGTTTCCTTCCGGCTGGTTAGTAACGCCCTCGGAAGAGGACATGTCTTTATCCACTTGGGACAGAGATTCTTCTACTTGCTCTTGAGTGATATCATCAGTACTCTTTGTCAGCAAAGTAGTCCATTGATTTGCTGCCCCGCCAACAACCGGACCAACAAGGGCTACGTGGGCACCTTCATGATCAAAGTTGAAACCAGTTAATTTACGTTTAGCTTGAAGTTTTTTCACAGTTCCTCACTCATTGCTCGGCAACCAATACTAACACCATTGATTTCACCGGATTTAACCATTGACCAAAGCTCCTCGCCCTCCTCTGATTCAGGGAACCACCATACTTGCAGCCAAGTACCAGCTTTAACTACCCGGCCATCTTCTAACGTGAAAGCGGACGGTGTAGTGTAGTTCTCTACGATCTGGGCATGTTCAGTTTCAACACGGTGGAAGAGGTTCGCTTTCATGCAATGTTGTGCAAAATTATGACAAGCCTTGCGGACATCTTCAACATTATAAGTATCTGAATGAAGATCGGTAGTAAAGTCACCTTCCTGAGGTTCAAGAACTACAAACAAAGCTGTACGATTCTCTTCGTCTACAGCTTTAGTCATTTCAACAAGATTCTGTTCTTGACTTGAACCACCAAAGAATTTCTCTAGGAGTTCATAAAGCTTTTCAGATTTTTCGCTCATTGGAACTCCTCTGCATCTTCCTTCATAAATTTAAAGCTCTTACCATTGACTTCAACTACAACAAAGTCTTCATCTACTGATTTCAACACTGACTTGTTCTCGGTGTTTGCTGTTGAGCTATCACCAGAGCCGCCTGAAGCAGATCCTGTGCCTGAATTTAAACCTTCCGCCATTCCCGCACCAGAGTTAGAAGTCTTCTCAGGAAGGTACTCTTCCAAAGGCTCTTCATCTATAGCGTGTGGTTTAGCCCCGACAGACTGTCGTGTAATGTTGAGAACCTCACGATCAAGCTCGATAGCACCAGTAGCTGCATAGCGTTGAATAGCTTTAGACAGAACATCAAGGTCTGTTTCTTGAACTTCTTCATACTGCCAATAAGGCAATTCACCCTGAAGATCCCAACCATTCATTTTGAATAGAAGATCACGAAGCTCTTTAAGAGTCTCTTGCATACCCATAAGCTTGTCTTCAACTGCCATGATCACAAGACCACGTTTAGTATCTGAAAGACTAAATGAGCCTACTGAGCTTTGACCCATTTGAAGAATGTCTGCCCATAGCGATTGTAAAATAATACTGTTATATCGACCAATAATTGAGTTGGTGTCAAAACGATTCGAGCCACTTGATGTCACCAAGTCAAACTCAAAGATAAGATTGCCTTTCTCATCTCGATCAGATGGCACCACAACAGAAGCTTGCTCATTCGACTGGATATTGCGACCGATCTGCATATAAGCTTCGGCAGCAGCTTTCTTGTCAGCACTTGCACCTTCTGAAAGATACTCTGAGGGAATCTTAAAACGAGGGATACCATTCAGATCACGAGATAGACTAACTGCTTCGTGCTCTTCAATCTTGGTGCGATACTTCCAAGCGTAGTAGCATTTTAGCAAAGGGCTTGTACCCATTGGGTTGCCACGGCTAGAATCACAAGTGAAGTTTAGAATTTTACTCTTACGCAGAAACACTTCGTCAACACTATATGCTTTACCGCCATTGAAGCCACCATAGAAATCTAGAATGCCTTTTGGATTTTGCCAAAAACCTAGGAATGTACGACCATCTTCTGAAAACTCACAGCGGCTAATAGTGTCTTGTGAACGAATGGGAAGCTTGCGAACACCAACCAACCCATCATCATATTTTGAACCGTTAACTTTCAAACGCTTACGCAGAACAATCTCATGTGGGGCAAAACCATATGTGTAGAAGCTGACGGCCTCTTTCATAAAAGCATACCAAGAATGTTCCATGTCCTCTTGAACTTGCTTGAGGAAAATTGCTTTCTTCTTGATATCCTCTGAGGCATCTTGTGGAACATGAACTGTCCACTTAACACGGCTCATCATCATCTGAAACAAATCAAGACCAGAAGCGATAGTTGCATCGCGGCTCATTGTCTTGAATGTCTTGGCGGCTTGTGGATACTGAAGCTCTCTGCGAGACTCTTCAAGGATCATTCCGTTGATTTGTTTAAGGCCAATTCCACCCGTTTCGCTGTAAGGAATACGAGGCACACTTTCAGAACCAGTGGAGAGGTCTAGGCTTTCAGCTTTCTTAATACGTGCCATAGGCATCACCAATAGGCATCCGTATGTGCCTCCTTATAATTGTTTAAAGTCTGAATTCGTTAGATTTAGTGGCAATCGGCACAGCGAATGATGGTATATCTCTGCGCTCGGCTAGCGTAATGAAAGCATCACTTGTCGCATCTACTTGATCGTCTTTATTCGCTCTGTCCCCATTAAAGGCTTCCATTTCAGAAAAATATATATCGTTCCAACTACCGAACGCATACCTCACTAAACCAGCCTCGGCTGCAGATGCAACTGGCATAAAAC